CTATACCATTCTTAAAATGAATACGGCAATCTGGCCAGTCTTCCCAATCACCTTGCCAATTCTGTGGGTATATTACCACATATTTGGTGATATTCCATGGTCTTACTTTACCATGAGTTCCGTTTGGAATCCACCTAAAGTTTAAGAGTGCTAACTTATCATTATACCCGTCATCGCCTTCTTTGAGTTCCACAAAGTCAGCAGTAAGGGAGTAATCGATCAAATACAGTTGACCATCAGGAGAAATCCAGTATTGAGACATTGTGCCACCAATACCATCTTCAATATCTTTTGTTTGGCAGTTGCCAGAGAAGTGCTCACCAAGATAATAAGAGCTTCTCACATAGTCAAACATTCCCATTATGCTACTCCGTTGAGTTTGGACTGCTCATACAGGTCAATCATCTCTCCCAGTTGGTCGTCAGAGTATATAGCGAAGCGTTGAAAACGACGATAGAGTTGCCAATAACTTGTCTCCCATTGATGCTCACGCTCTTCATCAGTCATTTGCTCCCAATCACCTTTGATCTTGGGTTCACTACCAAAGTTCTTTTCGTATTGAGCATTGATCTTTGCCCATTGAGCATCACGCTCTTTGAAGTCCTGGTATTTCTTCTCCAGGTCCTCATCCATGGTCAGTTCATACTCATTACATACCTTACGCTGCTCTTCTTCAAGCACCATGTCATTGAAGACAAGAGACATAGCACCACTACGAATAGAACTGGGGCACATACCCACACAGAGCATGAACTTCTCAAACAGTTTGAAATACTGTTTGGCATTGAGATCAGCAGCAGGTGCAGTGATCAGGTAATGCTCTTCAGGGATGAAGTCATCATCACCAATGGTAGAACCAAACCCACCACTATAGGAGTGAGTGTAAGTTGCATCAAACTTGAATTGAACTTCTGCGTTGTAAGTCATGATGTCTGATTGATTATAAAAGTATTATACATTAAAAAAGCACCCAGTACAAGGGGTGCTGTGACAGTCATTTAACTGTCTCTTGCCGTGTGTATTCAACATCATTCCAATGCCTTACCGCGTTGGCAACAATGGCAATATTAGTGAGAAGATAAGTACAAAATATAAAAGTCCGTAGCACAGCCACGTAATCTGCTTCTCTGTCATTGCTTCCTGCCTTTTCTCCAAGTGCTTTTGCCCAGATTCTCCATAAAAACTTTCTTCTATTTTTGTTTTTCTTGCCCATGGAGTAAACCTTGCAGTAAATGAGTCGCTTCTGAAAATCTATCTACATAATGAATTAACTTCATGTCTTTACTGGTGATAAAACCATTATCAAGCATCTCTTCTTCAATCCAGTGCTTTAATGTTCTCCACATCCTACCAACACAAATGATTGGTTTTTGATTCATGTGACCAACTTGAACTAATTGATAGATCAATGCCATCTCAAGAAGAGTCCCAACTCCACCAGGAGTGACAACAAATGCATCACACTCTGCAAATGTTTTTAATCTGGAATAAAAAGTTTCATGCTTTTCATATTCTTGAACGTAGGAATTGACTCCTTCTTCAAAAGGCAAATAAATTGCTTGTGCAATTGAGCAAAGGTGATCACCACCACATCCTTCCATAGCACCTTTATTTGCCGCTTCCATTGTTCCAGGACCACCACCAGTAACTACAGTCCAACCATTTGCAGATATATTCTTAGCTAATTTTTCTACTGCCTTATAAAGATTAGAGTCTGGATTTGTTCTTGCCGATCCAAAAATTGCTACTTTTTTCATTTCTTTTTAATAGACATAATTTCTAACTTTGGTTTCCAATGTCTCATTCCTTTACATTCTATACCTCTCCTAATATATGAAGCTACCGCACTTTGAGCAGATTCTATTTCAAAATAAACAGAAACTTCATCCTTACCATCAAGAACATAATCAACACAATAAAATCCCTGCTTTAAAGGATCATTACGTCTTTCCATTAAAAAAGAGGGTCAAATGACCCTCTAATTATATCATGTATTCAGTTTTGAATCAACCGATGGTTGGAGCAGTCAGAGCAACAGGAGTTGACTCAGCAACAAGATATTCAATTGCTCTACTAAATCTTGAAATATCATCCTGAAATAATCCCAATCCTCTATTGCATTGATGACAAATATGACCTCTAAATTTATTTGTTAGATGATCATGATCAACAACCCAAATACTTGCATTTCCACCTGTACCAACTAATTGAGTTTCATTTCTCAAACATATCGGACAAGTATGATTTTTGTTTGGATAACCGTATTTTTCTTTCAATAGTTTTCTCTGTTTTGATAAAACTCTTGCACATTTTTTACATTCTGGTCTCAAATATTTTCCACCATTAGCAGGAGAAAAGTCAGAAGTTGGTAATTGTTTTTTACATTTACTACAAGTTTTCATTTTAAATATTCAATCATCTTCTGAAGAGTGCTGATATTTATAAAAAAAGGATCCCGAAGGATCCTTTGCACGACAATGATTTATTTATCAACCAATGGAAGGAGCAGTCATTGCTACAGGAGTAGTAGATGCTGCTGCGAGATCCAGAGGAAAATTGTGGGCGTTGCGCTCGTGCATCACCTCCATGCCCAGACCAGCACGGTTCAGAACATCAGCCCAGGTGTTAATAACACGACCTTGACCATCAATGATGGACTGGTTGAAGTTGAATCCGTTCAGGTTGAATGCCATGGTGCTAACGCCCAGTGCAGTGAACCAGATACCGACAACAGGCCATGCTGCGAGGAAGAAGTGCAGCGAACGGGAGTTGTTGAAGGAAGCGTATTGGAAGATCAGGCGACCGAAGTAACCATGAGCAGCAACGATGTTGTAGGTCTCTTCTTCTTGACCGAACTTGTAGCCGTAGTTCTGGGACTCACTCTCAGTGGTCTCACGAACCAGAGAAGAAGTAACCAGAGAACCGTGCATCGCACTGAACAGAGAACCACCAAAGACACCAGCAACACCCAGCATGTGGAAGGGGTGCATCAGGATGTTGTGCTCTGCTTGGAAGACAAGCATGTAGTTAAAGGTGCCACTGATACCCAGGGGCATAGCATCGGAGAAAGAACCTTGACCAAAAGGATAGACCAGGAACACTGCACTCGCAGCAGCAACTGGAGCAGAATATGCTACACAGATCCATGGACGCATACCCAGACGGTAAGAAAGTTCCCACTCACGTCCCATGTATGCATAGATGCCGATCAGGAAGTGGAAGACTACCAGTTGGAAAGGACCGCCGTTATAGAGCCATTCATCAAGAGATGCTGCTTCCCAGATGGGATAGAAGTGGAGACCAATAGCATTGGAGCTAGGGATAACAGCACCAGAGATGATGTTGTTACCATACATGAGCGAACCAGCAACGGGTTCACGGATGCCGTCGATGTCCACAGGGGGAGCACCAATAAAGGCAATGATGAAACAAGTAGTAGCGGCGAGCAGGCAAGGAATCATGAGGACTCCGAACCAACCAACATACAGACGATTGTCAGTGCTGGTTACCCAATTGCAAAACTGTTCCCAAGTATTCGATTGTTGTTGACGTGAAAGAGTAGATGAAGACATTTTAATTAACTAGTAAGTAGATCCATCAGGGAAATGGTGGAGGTACTTATTTCCTAGACACCCTCAGTCTAGGATATGAGAGACGGATTGATATACCTGCCTAGTCTCGGTCAAGCGGCAGGTGTTACAACGGTTAACAGAATGTTACATTCCTTAACGTGTTGATTTATTTAGTGTACTTCGATTTTCCGTATTTGTCAATCCTTTATTTGGATTGAATCGGTGTGTCCCGAAGACTCACGTATTATACATGGACCCCCCACAGAAGGTCAAGGGGCAGAATTTTTATACAAGTGACCAGAGGGAAGAAGGGATGTCATTGACCATTTATGTGCTAGATAACCCTCTGCTTTAACTGCCAATGCCTGATCATTACTATTAAAGATCATAAGTTCAGCAAACTGACCATCCAATTCTCTATTTTCTGCTCTGTTAACATGAATCAAAAACGTAGAGTTTGACATGTTAACTGCAGTAAAATATTCATCCGCAATATTAATTCTTTGTGTTCCATTCATGCGACCATAGATATCATTACCAGAGAAGTCACAAATAGTAGAGTGAATAGTGTCTCCAAGATAAGGTCCACCTGCCCAATTTCTAGTATTTCCTCCAGAAAGAGCAAGTCCCGAAGATCCCAAACCATCAGTTTCAAACGCAGCAATAAATTGTGAGATATTTCCTGCTCTTAAATGAATATCATTATTACTTCCGTCATTATCTAAAATACTCCAAATAGAATCTCTTTCATTCCCTACACCATTAATATTCAAAGCACCCACAATAATAATATTACCATCTGTTATACCAAAATTAGTGTTTGATGCAGTCAATGCCCTATCAGTACCACTAACAAATGATCCATCAAAATCAATAGCATCAAGTCCATTCAATGTTGTAGTTGTTGGTGTATTAGTTCCAAAAATAGTAAAAGAATTACCAGATTTATCTGCTATTTCTGTTACAGTGGATCCAGATGTTGTAATAGTTGAAGAATCTGAAGCATCCCACCAAGCAACTAAAGAAGACTCATCCGATGGTCCCCAAGGATTAAGTGTAGAGAATGCAGTAGATCTTCTTCCAGCAAAAAAAGAACTACTAAAAGAACTAAAAAATGGCATTAGACTCCACCAAACGAAACACTTTGACCCATTACAACATATGTTCCACCATCATTCAGAATACTAAAGGAGACAACATCAATTCCAGATGCAGTTCCAGATGGTATTGAATTGCCCTGCCACTTAATTGATTGCAATACACCACCTATTTGCAGTGATGTTGGCATAAATGCAGGATCATTTTGATTTACAACAATTGTGATTGTAGTTCCATACTCAGCACTAAGTGTAAGATTAGTGAGATTTGCTGTCCAATTTGCCGAAGGATTAGTGTGGTAAAAAATATGTCCAGTTGAACAATCATGAGATACCGTTCCCGTAGAACTATTCAAAGTATCAAATGCTTCTTGTGTTCCGCCACCAAACAGAGCACTAGAACTAAAGGTTACGATTCCACTAATATTAACGTTAGTAAAATTAGAAGTACCGCTAGTATCAATTCCAATTACAGTTACATCTCCAGTTGTAACAAACCCTACAAGGTCACCAGCAGTTGTAAACCCTACAAGATCTCCAGCAGTAGAGAATCCAACTAGATCTCCAGCAGTAGAGAATCCTACAAGGTCACCAGCAGTTGTAAACCCTACAAGATCTCCAGCGGTAGAGAATCCAACTAGATCTCCAGCAGTAGAGAATCCAACTAAATCTCCAGCGGTAGAGAACCCTACAAGGTCACCAGCAGTTGTAAACCCTACAAGATCTCCAGCAGTGGAGAACCCCACAAGATCTCCAGCGGTAGAGAATCCAACTAGATCTCCAGCAGTGGAGAAACCTACAAGATCTCCAGCAGTTGTAAATCCTACAATAGATTCAGTTGTTGCATATCCAGAAAAACTTGGTGGTATGTATGTAAAAATACCAAAGTCACTATCATAAGATAAGGAACTTATTCCAGGAGATCCAACATATACAGAGAGATCAGAATAACCAATTCCAGAACTTGATCCACCAGTAGCAGTAATAATAATACTACCAGTAGATTGACTTACATTAATTCCAGCACCTCCAGATACTGAAGTAACAACACCAGATAAAGTAGAACCATCACCAACAAATGATGCTGCAGTAATAATTCCAGTGGTGTTTATACTTCCATTAGTTCCAACTCCAGCCCCACCAGAAGGGAGATTAGTTAATCCAGAACCATCACCAACAAAAGAAGTTGCAGTTACAACACCAACACTAATTCCTAAAGAAGAGGTATTACCAAGTGCTAATACATTGTTTAATGTCTGAGTCTCAGTTGACAATCCAGTTGTCACTGTTGAGAAAACAAATCTTTGAATTGAATGATCATATTTTAAATACTTACCATCATATGCACTAGCATTAGTGGCAATACCAACAATGTCATCAAGGTATTGTAAGTTTACTTCACCACCACCACTTCCAACCATGGCAAGTTCTTGTTGGAGTTTACCAACAAGTTTTTGATAATGATCTTGAAGTTGAGAGAATGTTACAGGACTATCTGCACTAACTTTTTTTTGTGATCCTTTAGCAACTTTTTCAGACAGAATCTTATATCTAGAATCTAGTTCATCTAATCTAGTTTCAAGAAGTCTTAAATCTTTTGCTTTTTGTATCTCTAAAATAATATCTTCTTTTAAAGTTTCAATCTCACCAATATGATTCTTAATTACCCCTATAGCAACTCCTTCTACCTGGCGACCATATAACTCATTAAAAATATCATTTGCCTCATTTAATTTTGCTTCTTTTATAGATGCCTCTACAGATGAGAGATGCCTATTTTTTTCCCTAACTTCTACAATAATGTCTTCAACTAAATCTACATTTTGTTCTTCTTTTTTTTGATATTGTTCAAATTGATCTCGCCAATTAAAAACAGCATCAAAATTTTGAGTGTCCTCTTTTAAATGGACACCATTCTTTTTCATATCCTCATTTAATTCTTGGATTTTTTTGTCCAAATAATTTGAAGACCTATTAAAACGTTTAAAAGTGCCCATCAATATAAAAAATTCCTTTATATAGTATTTATTCCATTTAAAAATCTTAGTCTAAATTAAAATTAAAGTCAATTTATAATAAATACAAATACACAAATACCCTACAGAAAAGTAATGAAAAGAATTTCTCTTCTACTTGGTGGAATGTTACTGATGGCGGCACCTGCACATGCCGATCTTACTAGCAAAATTTCTTCTTCAGTTCAACTGACAGTAGAAGGTCCAGCAGTTCAGTCTACAAGACTTGGTTCTTCTTACTCAGTATCTGGAGACAACATCGCAGTTACTACTCTTGGTGGTCTTACAGGCGGATCTGCTACGGCACCTGCAACTGTAAGTGCAGGTTCTTATGCAATCAATAATGACGGTCAGTCATTTAGTTTTGCTGAGAATACTTTTATTGGTGACACAGTAGTTACTACACAGACAGCACTCTCTGCTGGTCAGATTGATACTCCAAATCTTTATGGAGAATCTACCACACAGGTTGGTGGAACTGCTGGAGCACTTGCTGGAACCATCGACACCGCAGGAGCAATCACTCTGACTGCTGGTGGTGCTGGTACTTCAGCAACAGGTCAATTCGTAACAGAACTGTCTGTAAGATAATGAAAAGGATATTTGTTATTCTGGCACTGCTTGGGTCTCCTGCTTATGCAGTGCCTGTGGTTCCTAACTTTAGTCAAGGAAGTATGACGAGCCACACAGAAACAAGGTCAAAAATAACAGAGACCATCAATTCGATGGACTATAACACTGGGTATCAATATTCCGTATCTGGGACTGGTATCACTGCAAACGGTGCGTTGTCACCAACTACATCTACTTCTACATCAACCATAGACGGAGTGAATTCTACATGGACAGGCATAGGAACCAAAGTAAACTTCACACAAACAACTCCAGGAGCAGCATTTCAGTTTGCAGAAACTTACCGTGGTCCTGGTTTAAGCAATCAAACAATAATTCAAAGAGTCACAGAAGTAGAATCAATTACAGATACAACTTCCATATTCAGTCAATAATAGGAGTCATCCTTCTTGGAACACTATCGCCACATAAAGCTTTGGCTGAAACTGTTGGTGGTGTTAGCGCCACCGCTGCTCCTGTTGCTAATAGTAGTGGTTCTGTTACAAATCAAGCGATACAAGTATTACAAGGACCTTACATCACCAACACATACGGGAATGGAATCCAATGCCAAGGTCCCACTAGAAATTTCACCCCTTACGTAACTGGAAGCATCTCTGCTCAGAAACCTTGGGAACCTTATTATAATGATAATGTATATGATATGAGAGACTTTGATGAAGATGGAGCACCAGATAATCCTGGTGATGTGTTGTATCGTGTTCCTATCAGAACAGGACAAAAAGATAATTACAACCTTGGAGTTGGATTCTCTATTACTTGGTCTGAACCATTAGATAAAAAACTTCAGGCACAATGTAAAGAAGCAGCTGCTGCTAACATAGAAATGATGAAGCAACTCACTGCTAATAAGAGATTAGATTTTGAGATTGCAAGACTTAAAAACTGTGGGGAATTAATGAAGCAGGGTATTACTTTCCACCCTAAGAGTCCTTACTATAAAGTCTGTGCAGATGTTGTGGTTCAGAACGTAACTACAGTTCCTAAGCACGAACATCCACACATACATAAAATCAACCCCTAAGATGCTTTTGTTCCATTCTTCTTTCGAAGACTGACTTAACTACTTCTTTCTTACCACGCATCTTGGCAATCTTATTAACCAATTTTTTAACTATTGGTTTAACTGCTTTTAGGACTATATCTGCAATGGGTTTTGCGAATATCGCCGCACCAGCAGCAGTGGCGGCAATGACTGATGTTTGAATCACGATTCCTGGTTCTGGTAAGTATTCTTTATGCCAAGGTATATCAGGTTCGGAAGGAACTTCTATAATGTTCTTCTCACATTTCCTTAACTGAACATTATAAGTCTCATCGGGTAAACAATTTACTGTGTTTACTTCTGGTATTTTTGGAAGAGAAACCTGCTGTGGAGGATTTGGTTTCTCTGGTTTTTTATATGGAGGAAGTTTAGCAGGACGTGTTGGTATCACTTCCTCTGGAGTAAACTCTATTGGATTGAATGAAGGAACACCAGCATCACAATAAGTCAGAACACCATTTGGGTCATCTGACTGAATAGTCTTAGATTTACTTTTGCTACTATGAGCTTCCACACATCCAGGAATATCAACTATTGGCAATCCAATGTTAGTAGTTACTGGAACTATTGGTGGTAAAGATTGTGATGGTTCAAATATCCAAGTAGAAACTTCTGGTATATCAAGCTTCCGAGTTTTAATCTCTGGAATGTTTGGCATTAGTCGTGGTGAAATACTCCTTTAAAAATATTACCAATAGCACCAAAAAAATGATAGAAGATCACGTAGAGAAAAAATGTCTTCTCTGGATTTCTTTTGGTTTCTTTTTTCTTATAAGCGCCAACTGCCATGGTTAAAAAAATAATATTCTTATATTATTTACCAAAAAAATAATATAAGAATTAATAATAGTTACTTTTTATTAAATAAGGGTGCCATGAGTACGACGAATTTCTCTTAGTTCTTCAAAGTTCTTTTGCTTTGTTCCACCGTCATATGCCCAAGCATATCCTTCAGTAATCATTTGTTCGTTGAGGGACAATTCTGAGTCCCCAATGTATAACCAGCCCAAAAGACGACCATACTTGCCGACGCCACCAACAAGTTCAGTCCTAATAACAAGGTCATCGTCACCAGCCACAGCACCTTCCAGTTTCTCTTTGAGCCAGTTAGTAGCGTCATAACCAAGTGCCTTTTCTTCTTCATCTCTAGTGCGTTTCTCTGGAGTGTCAACTCCAGCAACTCTTACACGTTCTTTTTTGTACAAGTCAAATCCTAGGTCAATAGTAACATCAATAGTGTCACCATCAACCACTCTGTTGATCTCCACTACTCGGAAGTTGTAGCAACTCTTCCTGCTTGGTGGTGTCATTGCTCCCATCTTGCATCTCCATATATGCCATTCTTAATATATAGACAACACAATATAGTGTAAAAGCAAGTCCACAACAAAGAAGAATTATGACACTCCAAACTGGAGAATTAATATCGACTTCCATTATCCTTTAGAAGAATCTTTCTCTTCTTTTTTAGCAACTACATTAGTAGTATTATTACCATTACCATTGCCATTACCATTGCCACCACTAGATTTGGATGGAGTCACTCCAAAAGTAGCTAAAGTCCCAGTAAAAACGCTGGCAATAAAAGTTGGATCAATTTTTTGTTGAGGAATTCCAGGAATAGAAACATAATTAAGAGTTAATATTGCACCCGTCCAACCCAATACAATTAGTCTAACTAAACTGGATATTCCTTCTTCATGCCAATTAAATTCATGATCATCATGCTCATCTTTCTTTTTCTTGGGAAGCATTGATCTTATGATTGACTTCATATTATTTATGGAATAAGAGAATCAACTGATATATTTGTAGAGTTCAGTTGATTATATTTAGTACAGAGTACTTCACTAGATTCATGTTCCCATTTGTGATATAAACTTTTAAGATGTTTTGTATATTCAAAACCATCACATAATCTCATTTCATCAGCAACGATGGTTTTAATTAAAACTTCTCTTGTTAGCTTAGTCATACTACTTTTTAAGATTCCAACAAAAAATTATTTTTAACATAATAAAAATTTTAATCTCAAGATAATTTTTCTTGGGTTTCTAGTCCAAAAAAATTTTTTTGGACATGAAAATATTTATTAAGAAGTTTAAGTTAAGAATTATTTAATAAATCCTTCCTCACGTAACCACTTCTCAGTCAGTGGTGTTGGTTTGTAATCAGACCACATTGTACCAGTAGCACAAGACTTCAATGCCTTAGCAGTCATACCTTCAGTCTTACCTGCCCACATTGCTTCTGCTTCCCAGGGCACAGCAAACTTAGGATAAGTCTTTTCTGTGATCTCACGCCAGATCTTAGGAACATCTTCCTCTGGTTTGATGATGGCAATCATACTATTTTTAATAGTGCCTGCCATACAATCTTGAGCAGCGTGCCATCCTTCATGACGCATAACAGTCATGAGAACACCAGGAAGACGCATGTATGTCTTATTCAGAAAAAAGTTATTGCCAACTGTATGATAAACCCCACGATGCCCAACAGGAAAATATTTTTCGTCTGCTAGAAACACGTTAACTCCGACCTGACTAAGGGAAACGAGCATATTGTTGAACTCATCAGCAACAAAATCGTAATCACTATTGGGATGAGCATTAGCAATATCATTGATACTGAAGACTTGTTGGACATCTTTGGTGCATTCTCGAAGCAACATACAACCCATAGAGTCCATACTATAGAATTCTTTAATTAGTTTTTCTTGACCCGCAAATGCAGGAGAAGATATAAGTGCCATTCCCATAAGGGAAAATAAAAATTTTTTCATAGGTTTGGAATATCAGGTCCAGTAGTAATAGGAATATCAGGTCCAGTAGTATCTGGTATATCTGGAGTTAAAGACTCTACAAGGGCAGGCAGTGCCTCTCTAACAGCGGTTGCAACCTCAGTAGTTACTTTTGCCCTTGCGTCTTCAATAAGAGTATCTTTATTAAGATACAAATAAAAACTACTACCAACTACACTAAGCGATACCAAACCAGATAACAAAGCAATTGTGTTAATTAGACTTTGCATAATTTTCCTTATAGTATTTGAAAAGTCCTAAGGTAGAACTATTACCTTGAGAGACCCAATCATGAGCACATTCATAAATGGATCTGTTAGAGTATTTAGGTTCTTTATTCTCATTTAATTGACCCCCAAACTCTTGAAGAAGAGATGAGATGATAAGTTCTCTCAGCTCTAGTTTTTCTTCACTATATCTCCAGTCTAGTTGTGTCATGACCATATCAATTTTTTAGTGTAATCATAAGCATATTGTTGACGATATCCTTTGATACCCCAACCCAACCAGTAGTAAGCACCAACCATATACTGACTGACTGTTCTACCAGTTCCTTCAAACTCAGGCAGATACTTCTGGAAAGTATATTCGTTGATCATGTATGCTGTCTGACCCTCAAGCGAGGAAGGATCATAACCATACTTCTTAGAGAACTTACCTAACCCCAGATAACGGTTCGTAGAGGTCCACTGAATGAGTCCGTAACCACCGCTATAGCAACGATCGTAAGGAACTCTAGCACCTCCCTCACAAATATCGGGAATGAAGTTACTTTCTGATTTAATGTTTCCCATGATCGTTGCCAATGCATTACGATCTGAGATTCTTGTTTTCTCTTGAAGTTTTTCAAGGACATATTTCTCATTATCGTTACATTCTGGACACTTCCAGGATTTTTTTTCTACTGCAATTTCCAAAACTTTATCTGGATTAACAATTCCAACTCCTGGTTCAATAATAAGTGCAGGAGGATTTTTGATTTCGCTTATATTAGGATAAGCAGAAGCACATGCAGAGGAAATAATTCCTATTACAGGAAGTGCAAAAAATTTACGAAACATTAAATTAATAGAACTCGACATTCGTATCACCACAAAAGTGGGTACGACTCTTTGGTTGACTTATTTAGGCGAACTAACTTTACCACAAAAAAGAGGGGTAGTCAACCCCTCTTCTCCAGTCACCTATAAGTATTACTTACCAAATGCCTGGAATCAATTGTCCTGTTGTAAGATAAGACCCAACTCCAGCAATGAATCCAATCATTGCAAAACGGGCATTAAGAATTTCTGCTTCAGGTGTAAATCCAAATTTCATTTTATTTTCCTCCAGAGGTAAATTGAGTGTGTGGATTTTTAGTTTTGTTTGCTATGATTACTTTACTACCATCATGAGTGAATACTAGTTCATCCTCATGATCCCAACAAAGTTCTTCATATAGAGCATTTAAACGTGACATGTCCTCATAAAGTGCATTTGGATTAGGCATTTTGCTTCAACCAAGTAAGTACAGTATCAGGATTGCTCATTTCATAAGGGTCAATCGGACAATTTCCGATTTTCCCTGGTTCTTCAAACATAATTTCAATCTCACCATCGTTGACAATCATAGCATATCGCCAAGAGCGACTTCCAAAACCTAGGTTCGATTTATCGACAAGCATACCCATAGAAGAAGTAAACTCGCCGCTACCATCAGGGATGGGCTTGACATTCTGAACTCCTTGCTGTTTGAACCAAGCGTTCATAACAAAGGAATCATTTACAGAAATACAATAAACTTCATCAATGCCGAGTGCTTGGAACTCCTCATGGTTCTCATCATACCCAGGCAGTTGGTAGGTAGAGCAAGTAGGAGTAAATGCACCAGGGAGTGAGAATACAACTACACGCTTACCAGCAAACAGATCGTTGGTTGTGACATCTTGCCAACGGTAAGGGTTAGGTCCACCAATACTTTCATCGCGGACACGGGTGTGGAAGGTTACTTCAGGTACTCGGGTCATAATTTGTTTATATTAAAAAATTTATATTCAGAAAAGTTCTTCTTCTTGTTCGGTTAGAATAACACAATCACTAGTAGGATAAGAGACGCAAGTCAGAACAAATCCTTGTTCAATTTGATCATCATCCAAAAAGGATTGGTCTCCTTGATCTACTGTGCCACTGACAAGTTTACCTGCACAGGAAGAGCAAGCACCAGCACGACAAGAGTAATTCATATCAACTCCTTGATCTTCTGCAGCATCAAGGATGTACTGATCATCTTCACATTGAATAACACTTTCGGTGCCATCAGGTGTACGAAGAGTAATATTAAAAGCCATTAGTAAGTCTCAGAAATTTTTTCAATAGATGCTGCCAACAAAACAAAGAAGGCAACGGCAGTGATTGTAAACAAAAAAGAAACCATTGTCAAGCCTCAAAAGATACCGAAGAAGAACTTGCCATTGATCGCATAGGCAACGAATCCCATGATGAGACCCATCATCGCCCAACGACCATTATACATTTCCTTCTGTTGCCAGGGGGAAAAAAGACCCTTGCGGTTGTAGTTTTCAACAACCATTTGAGGTTCAACAGCCCACATGTTTTGTTGACCGCGCTCGTTAGTTGTTACAGTCATTGTAGTTTTGTAAAGATTTACAACACAATTATATAGCAAAAATAAAAAGGGGTCAAGCCCCTCTTGTCAATATATCCTGACAAACTAAGTATAATTACTTACAATAGTCTGGATTTTTTTTCAAAAAGCTATGAACATATGAGTCCACATCTATATCCATTTTATAATGAGCATGAGTATGTGCTAGTTGCACCATTCCTAGAAATCCACATATAAGCAGATTGATCAAAGTCAATGGATGAAAAAAATACTTCATAGTAAAAAGGGGACTCAGAGAGTCCCCCATAGTTTTATCTAATCGTTAGATCAGAAAGTGAACTTCAGACCAGCTTTGGTGCCATAACCGTTGTCTGCACCATTAGCACCAGTAGCGAAAGAAACTTCACCATAGACACTCAATGCTTCAGTCGCAGCAACGCTACCACCAACTTTACCAGAAAGAACGGTGTCGGTATCTGCACCATCAAGAGCGACAATGCTAGGACCAACTTGAGCGTAATATCCGAGAGCACCAGTAGTGCCTTCGTAACCTACGTGAAGATCAGTTACCGTACCGCCGTAATCCGATCCAACGAAACCAGAATTGGCTTCGACATTAACGTAAGGACCTGCGAACGCAGCGCCAGCGGACATGGAGAGAGCAGCAGTTGCTGCGAAAACAGATTTAATCATTTTAGATACCTCTTTAAATTTACTTGCGGAATGGTTACCCGCAGATGGAGAGTCGGTTTATCCGACTGCTTGGATATTATAGCATAGAATGACGCGAGTAGTTGAGGCGTCCCTTCTATGAACTGTCACATGTGACAATTGTTATAATTCGTAACACTAATTACGAATAACTTATTTATAATAGTTAATTTTTTTACTTTTGTCAAGCTTACAGAATACCAAATGGTAAGTTGCTTAGTCCCTTAAGTGCAGAACCTCCTCCTGGAGTTGGTGGTCTCATAGGAATACTTGCTCTTTCTTTTTTCTCTGCTCGAAGTTCCAGTTCATAAATTCTTTCTTCCATAACCTCAATAGAAGCGTGGAGGTTTGTAAGATAATCAATCAACTCTTCCTTATTCTCAACAACCTCGCGAATATCTTCACGAAGTTCTCTTTCTTTTTTTTCAACTTCTAGATCATCTGGATTAATCTGACCACTTTTGGCCATGTAAAAATCAGCGATTGCTTTAGTATCATCCAGATCTATTCCTTCTAATTTGGGAGATACATCTTCTTGTTCAACTTCTTCAGCAGGTTCTTCTGCATATTTAATGCTATGAATAACCTCAGTAGTTCTAGGTTTTTCTTTTAGATCTTCTGTGTTATTATCTTCTGTCATAGTTCTGGATAGTCAAACAACATTTCTGCAATATATTTATCGGCAAACTCTTCACCAAAAATGCCCTTTAAAACTCCTTTAGTTTTATTATTTTGCCTCTGCTTCTCACAATAATACTTGTGTCCTTCATAGTTTTTTCTAATCTGATCTTCATCAGTTGTTGCTTCAGTGATGTTTGCAATAGCACAATGATAATTTAAAAAGGTAAATGCGATAGAATTAAATTTATCATACTCATCTTCGTTAGGACTTACAAAAACACAATGCTCTGAGAATACATCTCCCCAGTCTGGCATCTTTTTGTCCTTCTCAAACTCTTTATCTTCCACAACATTAAGAATATCATACTGTGAAGGCAGAGACCTGTCTTCTCTAATTGAACTGATGTCTACAATTGCCGCTCCAACATTTTTTGAAGACGCTACAATATCAGCACCAAAGATTGGAAGACTATATTCGTACCTCGGATACATATTTGTATGTAGGATATCCAATCCAGATTTCATCTGTGCAATCTCTAGATGAATCTTTCTAAAATGGTGGGTCTCCCAAACAAAATTCTCAATATAAACAGCATCATCATCGTCTGCTCTATCAATTTTTCTAAAGTCTTCAGGGATTCCAACTTCCCTTACTATAAAGTGTTCTCCCCATGCTCTCAAAATATTTTCTGACAGGGATTGAATCATTGGATGTAAATCTCTCATTTGTTCCTCATTTAAAAAGTTTATCTTTAGGGGTATTTAAAACGAATAATTCCATTGGTTGGTCTGCTAATCTTGGGCGACTTATTCCATCATCCCAAACATAACCTTTTAAAAACATTATCCAATTTATAGAATCATCAAAGTCTTTGTTATAAACAACACCATAAACAGTATCGTCATGGTAGTCATCTACACATATAGTAACTTCGCCTCTAGTAGCATTTCTAAGATAATATTTTAGTTTGTTTCTTGCTTGAATACCATAATCTTTTTGTTCCTCATTATTTATTGATGGGGAACAAATTCCACTTAGGTATATGACCTTCTTAAGATAAACGCCCATACCCAAATCAATTATTCCCTCAAAAGAATAACCATCAAATACATCAAGAACTCTACTTATTTGGTATTCATACATACAAATTACTTAGTCCTCAAACATATATTTAACAACATTAACTGTCTCATTTGATACAGACTTCATCCTATTTACAACTTCAGGATCAATAAGATCAGGATGATACCACCAATCCTCAAAAGGACTGTTGTCATTAGGAGATACATTGGCAACTAACATTTCATATCCCATTAGTTTAAGATATTTCCTAGACTTGTCTCTATAAGATCCCGTCATATCAACATAATGATCATGTTCATATGTGATAATACCAAACCTATACTTCTCAAATGGAATTGCCAACAAGCATTCAAAAGTAGTTTTAGATGGTTCAACATCTAGTTGAAGATAATCAAAATCAGTTCCTTTATCAAAGTTATCAAGCAACTTCATGTAATCAATAGTTGTTGCATCTTTACAAATGATCTGGTTCTTACGCTCTCTAGCAAACTGGTTACACAGATCAGAGAGAATCTCAATAGAAATACCATCCCAGTCATATTTTGTCTCAAGAAGAGCAGTATTGTTTTGATAGAAAGGTTGTTGAGCGCCAATCTCAAGATAAAGTCCATTCGTTTTACCTTGAGTTGCGGCAAGAATAAACATATCCTGGAATGCTTGAGAATGATTATTTTTAATCTTATCAGAACCAGGGAATTTGAATCTTAATTTATCATGTTTGCGCTGTTGATATTTAATAACCTCATCTGGAATATGTCCTGATCCCATTCTCATTAGATTATTACCAACCATATCATAATGGCGATCATCCATCTCATAGTTATTCTTCATGTCTTGAAGAAGAGATCTGGATTCATCTCCTTTACCCCACCACCATGCGGCAAGTTGCTTCTCAAAAAGAAGACCATACTTACCAGGATATTCCACATCAGTCTTCAATGGTTCGCAATCAAAGTCACAAAACTCAATTGCCCAATGAGCAAAGATATAACAATCTTGCCACCACTGACGCTTTTCAGCAAACTTAGCTAACAAATAGTATGCTTCTGGTCTTTTAGGATGAATGCAAAGTGCTTGTTGAAGAAGTCCCTTTGCTGTTTGATCTCTCGTCCCTTGCCTATCATAGGCATTGGAGGCATGGATAAGTGCTTCATAAGCAAGATCAAGATCGTCTGTTCGCTCAGCACACCTCAAAAAGAATGATAGTGCTGGAGCGTTATGCCTATGATGCTCATACCACATACCAAGGTTAAAATTCTTTGTTGGATTCTCAGTATCCAATGCATACTCTAAAAGTAATTGGTTAAGATTTGCTCCATTAACACTTGTCAATAATTGAGTTTTTACATCCTCAACATTAGTAACTTCTTCATTTTCACTACGAAGTTCTTCACTCATTTTAACTTCAAACATTGCTCCCATAAGTTCCTCAACTGTTCTAGTACTTCCATTATCTTTCCACCAATTTATAATATAATCGTGGGTATAATAATGATTTCTTTTTTGTCCATCCTTTACATCCCCATCTCCACCTTCAAAAGTTGAAGTAAAAGATACGTCTTCAACAAACATTGGAATAGTATAAACTTTTCCAGCACTGGTGTAAAGAATGTTTTCGATGAGAGGTTGTATCTCAGCATCTTTTAGCTCAAGATGATATATATTATCTCGAATATAATTATCTATAATATATTTTGCATAGTCTCTTTTAACAATATATGCTGTCACAGACCAATCATCCCAAAGACGGTCTCTTATTTTTATATCTCCAAAATCTCCACGTATTGGAAGCATTTGAATACATCCCCAATCTTCGGGAAGAGCATCAACAAATTCCTTCCAAGTAAAATTCCAATAGTCTACAGTATCAAGACTCAAATCATCTTCGCAGAAGAATCCATATTCCTCATCAGTATTTTCATACCAATGTTTGATTGCTTTTAAATGAGATACACAACAACCTTTTGTTCCATCATTAAGAGTATCTACATACTTACCAGTGACTATATCATCAGATTCTGAGAATCTTTTTGATATTATTGGGATAATATTTTTTGCTCCATGCTTCTTTAAAGCATCTTCCAAATTATTTCTTCTATCAATACTTTCCTCAAGACTCAAATAATATACCGAATTTAATTCCGATAATTTTTTGACTTCTTCTTTTCTAGTAGCAACATAATTTTGACCATCAATATTAATTACATCCCAATCATATATCCTCTCGATATATGGATTTTGAATATCAGAAAAAAGTTTTTCATTAAATTCAACATTCATTTTTGCTAAGAGATATTCTAGATTCCAACGATCCGAATCAGAAGTTGTTGGATCAGAAATTCTTCTCTTTACATTCTCAATATTTGTTTCTGCTTCTTCACCATATCCTTCAAAATTCTCATATCTTTTACTATCTGGATGTGGTATATGAATAATATTATAGTTATGAACTAATTTTTTACATTCAAGACCCAATATAGTAAGTCTTTTTGTCATTTGATCATCTTCATAAGCATAATACTTACCCATTCTCTCATCATATCCACCAACTTTCCAGAAGTTTTCTCTGCTAACAAAGCAAAGACCCGTAAGATATTTGAATAGGGGACTATATGTATGAGAGTATTTCATCAACTCACCAACATCCATACCATGAAGGTTGACAACATATCCCTTTAAATCTTCATTCCAATGCTCATGATTACAGACGTAACTATCTTGACCACATAAGAAGGAATTTTCATCAATCTTATAAAAATCAAAGAATGGAAAATATGGATTGATCATATAATCACAATCCAACTTAAGAATATAATCTCCTGTAGCAATACTTGCGGCAAGATTTAATGGTTGAGGTTGATTAAAATACTTTTCATCATTAACTCTAACTATTTTTATTCTCTTATCAATTTTTGTAAGATGATTTATTGGTTCATCAGAACTCCAATCAACTATTATAAATTCTTTAATTTCATCAAATGCCAACCAAGAATTTAATGATATTCTTAATGCATCATACCGATTTTTACATGCACAAATTACTGAAACATTCATATTGAAATCCAATGAGGTAATCTTAATCCGTTAGAGTCTACAAAAGAGGCGTATGGTTGGAACCACTTCTTAGGGCAAATAGTTTTTTCACTTTTTGCCAACCAAGATCCCCACCAACTATAAGTACTATTAGCAATTATATGATAATTGCACATTGACATCAAGCACAAATCCAAATAAGTGTTTCCACTTCTCATAATATGAAATCTATCCTCACTAAAATAATCCTGATCCTCACACCAATCAGGATCGTCAGAGAATACTAATGTTGGTATAGATAAATCAAAATGAGATAATGCATCATTATAATAATCTAATGTAAGATTATTTAAAAAATGCGAATTTAAATAATCAGTTCTTCTTATATGAAGTGCTATTATTTTTTTATTTTGAAATGTTTGTTCTAAATAAAATTTAGCAATGTTTTTGTATCTTTCCTTAAAAACAAATTGCTTTCTTATATCTTTTTCAAAATCGATGAAATATTTATAGTTTTGAAAAAATCCTAAAATACTTTTATTATCATGATTAGTATTATAAAAGTTAGAATCAAAAGCGGTGTTTAAAAATCGACCATTCTGTTCTTCTGTTTGCAATACAATGCTATGACCACCAGAAACGATATCAGATGGTACACCATTGGGCAAAACAAACTCAGAATAATAGTGAGAAAATACTTTTGCTGATATATTAAAGCACTTATACAATTCCAAATTATTTTTACATAAAGCAAAGTCTAAATTAAATTTTTTAGACATAGAATACAACGCAGCATATTGGAACATTTGGTTTCCCAATCTTCCAATAAATCCAATATGAGGAAATGTAATCATAATGATATCAATCTACTAAAAAAATTACGTATTACTTCTATATTTGAATATCCACCATTCTCCATAAAATAATTTCCAGGTCTTATTCTGTGATGATGATACCAATCATCAACTATCTCATATTTATTGCCAGACGTTAACCAAAAATATGAGAATACTATTACATCTGCAGATGCATGATATGGAGTATTAACGAAGTATCTTTTTTGTGTTTTTAAATATTGTTCCCTATTAACAATAAAATTACCATTATTTAAAAACCACGATAACTTATGCATACTAGTTTCAATATATTTTTGAGTTACTTTTAAATCAAAAATTTTATCCTCATAATTATATTGAACTATATTACCATCAGACATTATTAAAGTACTCTCGATATAACAAGTATCTTTTTTTGAATAGTCTAAGTTTTTAATTACATCAAAGATACATTCATCAAACCAATTGTCACTATCAAAAAGATATACCCATTCAGAAGTACAATTTGCAACTGTTAGATACTTGTTTATAAAAGCTTTTTGATTTATCTCAGATCTAAAAACCTTTACCTTATCTGTATTCAAAGAGTTTAGTATCTTACAAAGATTACCATACTCAGTTGGATTTGATCCGTCATCATGTATTACTATTTCACTAATAAAATCACAATTGATTGAAGTTTTTATACAATCCCAAAGATATTTGGAACTATTGTATGTTGGTATTCCCAGAGATATACTCATTATTCACAAATATAGTGTTTATATGATCATGAAATATTTCTGTGTATCCACTATCAATGATAAAACTTCTCAAATTTTTACAGGAATTTACTAAAGATTTATTTTCTTGGAAGTATTCATGATCATCTATAAGTTCAACAATCATCATCTTTGGTTTCCACAGATCAAGTCTAAAAGATTTAAAAACATCCTCTTCTCTTCCTTCAACATCAACAACTAATAAATCAAAGTTTTTAGGAATATCTGCCATTTGCATATAACTATCAAGTCTAACCTGCATACATTCAGATTCAGTAAACTGAGGATGTCCAAATATAGACATAGAGGAAACCATTGTTGCCTGGTCTTTATCCATAGTAGATACTATTCCAGAACAATATACTGGCAGACGACCAACCTTTGTTCCAATAGCATAATTAGATACCTTAATCTTTGAATTATTTGAATGCCTCTTAACACATTGCTCAAAGTGTTCTTTTACTGGTTCAATATAAAATCCTCTCCATCCAGCATCAGCAAGACAAGAAGTATTAGATACAGATTCACCATCAAAAGCACCAACCTCTACAAAGATTCTATCAACGTTCTCACCAAAGTATTTTGTATAAATTTTATCCAGATTTGGTATCTGACAAGTCAATGATAATGTGTACATAATTTACATAAAAGCACCTTTTTTAACATACCAAATATGAACTGGTCCATCAATACCAACCAACTCATCTTCATCATAAGTATCTCTTAAATGAGCAGTAATATTACCAAAAGAAGGATGATTCCAATCATGCCCCATGATATAACCACCATCACGAACTTTCTTTTCCCAATACTTTAAATCATTTTCAAGATCAAAATGATTACCATCAATAAAAACAAAATCTAAACTTTCATTTCTAAATTTTTTCGCAGCATTTTGTGATGTCATACGAATAATTTTACCTCTTGGGTCAAATGGTTTGATTAATTGGACAACATGTGCATGTAATCCATCAAATCCACCAAACTCAGTATCTACATTTACAACACCAGATAGATCCCAAGTTTCTTTTTTGTACGAATCAACTCCCCATAAAGTTTCTAGATTTGTTTCTTCCAATAAGAGTTGCATATTAGATCCAAAAGCAACTCCAATTTCTACACCTGTTTTAATTTCATCTTCTCTTTCATTAATAAAATCTTTTAACCATTGATGAGATTCGTCCCAATAACCATGGAACCTTCTTAGATTTTGTATATCGATCTCACCAGTATACTTTGTAGCCATTTAACAATTACTCCTGTTTTACGTAAAATGCATCACCCCAACCATGATCTTCCCACCAATCAGTTTCAATTCTCTCAAAAGAAAACTTAGATAAAAAATCATCAATATCTTCTATATATGCATTGTTCTCATAGATCTCATCACTATTAACTTCACAATAAATGTAATCAATATATTGAAGGGTATTCTCTGCCCCCTTCAATACTTCAAGTTCATATCCCTGAACATCAATATTTAACATATTATATTCTGTGAGATTGTAATCATCCAATCTATTAACTTCTACCTTTTCTGTTTTATCAAAAGTAACGTCTGGATATAATTGTAAATGTTTTTTTGGTTTTAATATAGAACTACTCTCACATTGATTACTACTTAAATACATATCAACAATTTTATTTGTACTTCCCAATGCGACTTGATGCCCTGTTATATTTGCATTGTAGTTAGAAGCGTGAGACGCAACCTTATAAAAATTATCTAGAACTGGTTCAAATAGAACAATATTCTTGATTCCATTGTTAATATAAACTGGTATCTCTTCACCATGATGAGCACCTACGTGAATAACTCCTGTGATTTCCATTTTATAACTATTAAAAATTGTATTAAAATCTATTAACATTATCAAAAAATCCAGTCTGGATAAAGTACATGCTTTCCATAATTCCCATTATTAATTCTAATATATATCTCTGGTCTGTCTGGAACTATATTATAGTATTCCAGATTTTGTCTCAACATAGTTTCTGGTTGATATTTTTCAAATTCTATATTGTATAGATTATTATAAACATTAGAATACTGATCCATAATATGAGATTTACCAAAAGCAAACTGATCATTTATACCATTATCCCAATCTTCTCCAGCAGGAATACATAAGTCACTATCATACTTAGATAAATCAAAATATTCATCGTAAATATAATCGCTGTCCATTCTCATTCTGACAACTTTATCAAAAACCATAGAGTTTTCATCTTCATATTTCATTTTTAATTCATTAGACTTGAAGATAGAATAATACATACTAATAGGACTAATTGTATAGTTATCAATAGGACTACATTTTGTCAAGATGTCAGTATAAATTTTTTTAAATTTTGGTTCCAATGAAATAAAATTCTCAACTAAAGCAGACTCATAATTAAAAGAATCTAAGAATCCAATACTATCTTCAGCAATCCTATCTAATTCTTTATACTCTGGTTGAAATACTTTACTTGTAAAGAATTCTTTGTTTTGAACTTTCCAAGTATGTATAAAGATTTTTATATTCTCATTAGGAATTATTTTTTCTATAGTTCTAAGAGCATTTTCTGGATACCTAATTAGTCCAGATAAACATATTGCAACATTCATATTATTTAAAATATAAAGTTTTGAACATAATTTTTATTAATCTTTAAAAGATAAGCAGCATTATCTTGGAATCCAAATGTGATCAGATAATCATCTCCATACTCACACATGCCAACAGCAAATTCAATCTCTGCTTCCATGAATGAAAATTGTCTAGAGACTTTTACAATATCCCAATTCTTATCCCAAACAATAAATCTATGTCTATAGATACCATCTTTACGATCTTGTTCACTTTTGGTTAAGTATGTCTCGTGACATAACGTAATATGACCACCATCACCGAAAGGAAGAACCTGAGATCCTCCTCTTAGATCAATACAACCAATATCTCTCCAATCCTTTATAACTACACTCTCTGTAGTATTAGATTCAATATCATATCTCACAACTTCTGTGCCATTAGTCCACTTAACAAAATGCCATGGCATATCAACAATAGGCATCCAGTTCTTTTCACAATAAGATTCCCTATTACCTGGAGTTGGAATACGATATTGAGCAATCTCTTTTACATAATCAGGACCAATCTCAATCTCTGATAGTTCCATTCTACCAGTACCAATAGTATCTAGATCTCTTCTAACACCACACATGAAGAGTCTTCCATCCCAACGGAAAATTCTAGAGTCTTCAAGACCTACAAAATCCCAAAGTTCTTTGTCGGGAAAATCTGATGTATCAATATGTCTTTGCCATACTGGATTCATATTAGAATCATACTCACACAAAATATTCTTTGTGCGAAGCTTCCAATCATTCTCTGGATGAATATAAACTAGAGGACCCCAGGGATGCTCATACTTCTTAATCTCAGAATGATACAAGGTATAGTTAATATTCCTTAAATTTACTAAAAGCCTATCTCCATCCAAATAAATTGAAGGATTTGTTAGAGAAGGTCCTTTAAGTATTGAAGAGTCTGTTACTAATGGATGAATACTTCCTCCACCATTCTCAATACAATCTTTCACAAAATTCATACTTTGATTAGCAACATGTAATGGTCTATTCATATTAATTCAATGATTCATAAAGTATCTATAAGAGTTTAAAAGCTCTTATTTTTTATTAACCTTAGCAAAGGTATTGTATCTATATTTGACCACCATGTCAAGATTGACTTTTAGGTTTTCATGATGTATGCTAGTGCATAATAAGGAGGTCTATTCTCATGAGCATTGCCACTACCAGCATTTCCAACACTAACAGACACTGGATGACTATGAGAACCTGCAGAATTAACTGATACACTTACTGGATGAGTATGAGCACCTGCAGGTGAAGTAGTTCTAGCTTGAGTGCCTTGGTTAACTGCATTACCAGCACCATCTTTTGGAGCATTTTGTGAGGCAGTTCCTGTGTATGCGTGAGAGTGAGTACCTGCAGGTCCTGTAGACCCACTTGCTGGGTGAGAGTGAGATCCAGCAGATCCACTAGAACCAGATCCTGGATGATTATGTACAGGTAGTTGTGCTGTTGTTAGTGTTACAGTATCAGAACCACCAGTAGCAGCTACAGCATATCCATTACCTGCACCAACAACAAACCTGTCCCTAAGATCTGGTGTACTATTAAGACCATCACATAAAACCCATCCAGTAGGTATCGATGCTGTTGAACCAGACCATAAAATAATACCTCCACTAGGAACTGATCCTCCTGGTCCTGCACCAGTATCCATGCTGGTGCATGTCATTACTCCTGTTAGATTTAAATTTTCACCTGTTATGTCCGCCGCTAAAATAGGCATCAGTCTACCTCCGATAACATGAACTTAAACTTTTTACCATTTCTTCTATTAATTAGGAACAAATCATTCTCTCCTTCTTGAATTGTATATTCACCCCATGTTCCATCAACATCATTTGTAGAACCCTCATTACTAAGATTAATATCATTTGTATAAATGTTTGCCCAGCGAAGAGTGGTTGAACCAAGATCTCTTGTATTATTTGTATTTGGAACAATATTTCCAGCAATTGTTAGAACACTTCCAGTAAAGGTAAGATTTGCTTCTGCATTAACTGTTCCAGCAGAACCAGTAGCAGTTATGACTCTATTGTCTACATTATTTGAAATTGTTGTTGTATTTGCAGAACCCTGAGTGCCTTGAGTTGCTTGGGTTCCTTGATTACCTTGGAGTCCTTGTGTACCTTGGCGTCCTTGAAGACCTTGAGTTCCCTGGCGTCCTTGGCGTCCTTGGTTTCCTTGGAGACCTTGAGTACCTTGGGTTGCCTGTGTACCTTGATTACCTTGTGTACCTTGGTTACTTAAACCTTGCGTACCTTGGCGTCCTTGTGTACCTTGGCGTCCCTGAAGACCTTGAGTTCCCTGGCGTCCTTGGCGTCCTTGGTTTCCTTGGAGACCCTGGTTACCTTGGCGTCCTTGGTTACCTTGGCGTCCTTGGTTACCTTGTGTACCTTGGTTACTTAAACCTTGCGTACCTTGGCGTCCTTGGTTACCCTGGTTACCTTGGCGTCCTTGGTTACCTTGTGTACCTTGGTTACTTAAACCTTGCGTACCTTGGCGTCCTTGGTTTCCTTGGAGACCCTGGTTACCTTGGCGTCCTTGGCGACCTTGATTACCCTGAAGACCTTGGTTACCTTGGCGTCCTTGGTTACCTTGATTACCTTGGTTACCTTGACGACCCTGACGACCTTGGTTTCCTTGGAGACCCTGATTACCTTGACGACCTTGATTACCTTGTGTACCTTGTCTTCCTTGTACACCCTGAACACCAGATCTTGTAAATGCTAGCGTTACTTCTTCACTTACTGATGGTGAAGTACCTGCAAGATAATTGACTGGGATGGTATAATAAGTACCATTATCAGTTATATTTCCATCAACTTCAAAAATAACAACAGTATTATCTGAAGATAGAGCTGAGATTATGTAAATATAACCTCTATTCAATCCTCCAGTTAGTGTTGTATCATCCCAACTTGCGATCCATCCCGATTGATTATTGCTTAAAGCATCAATATCATTAACTGTAATAGAAGTTACAGAAGATGCTGTTGCATTATTGAATCTAATTTGACCAGAAGATGGTGCTCCAGTTCCTCCATATGCATAAGGAACTCCACCACGGTTACCAATGTTGCCCTGGTTACCTTGGTTACCCTGATTACCCTGATTACCTTGGTTACCTTGGCGTCCTTGGTTACCCTGAAGACCCTGGTTTCCTTGGCGTCCTTGATTACCTTGATTACCTTGGTTACCCTGATTACCTTGATTACCTTGGTTACCTTGGCGTCCTTGGTTACCTTGGAGTCCCTGATTACCTTGATTACCTTGGTTACCCTGATTACCCTGGTTACCTTGATTACCTTGGTTACCTTGATTACCTTGGTTACCTTGGAGACCCTGAACACCAGATCTTGTGAATGCTAAAGTAATTTCTTGGTTTACGGAAGGATTTGTCCCACTGAGCGGATTAACTGGAATGGTATAATAAGAACCATTATTTGAAATATTTCCATCAACTTCAAAAATGTTTACTGTGGTTTGTGAAGATAGGGCTGAGATTATGTAAATATAACCTCTGTTCAATCCTCCAGTTAATGTTGTATCATCCCAACTTGCAATCCAGTTTGATTGATCATTACTTAATTGATCAATATCATGAACTTGAATTGCAGTGATGCTAGCAAAGGTTCCGTTGTTATATCTTACTTGTCCAGATGAAGGAACTCCTGTTCCTCCCCAACGATAAGGAACTCCACCACGGTTACCGATATTACCTTGGTTACCCTGATTACCCTGGTTACCTTGATTACCTTGATTACCCTGGTTGCCCTGAAGTCCCTGATTACCTTGATTGCCTTGGTTACCCTGGTTACCCTGGAGACCTTGGTTTCCTTGGTTGCCTTGGTTACCCTGGTTGCCTTGGTTACCCTGGTTGCCTTGGTTACCTTGGAGTCCCTGATTACCTTGATTACCCTGATTACCTTGGTTACCCTGATTACCTTGGTTGCCTTGGTTACCTTGGAGTCCCTGAGTACCTGCTCTATTGAAGTTAAATACTAACTTCTCAGTATTTGCAGGTCTAGATCCAGACACATATGATACTGGGATTCTATAGAAACCAGAAGCAACTTGAACTGCACCCGTGACATTGAATACATTTACATTATTATCTGCACTATCCGCAGATGTTATTACAAGATTACCTCTAGTAAGACCAGTGTTTAATGTAGTATCATCCCAAGTGTTGTACCACCCAGTTTGATTGTTGCCAAGAACATCTAAGTTATCAATATAAATGAAGCTCACTGAGCTCATTGTTGCATTGTTATATCTTACATTTCCATTTCCAGGATCTGCGTTAGTAGTGGTTGTAGAGAAGTTATAAGGAACTCCACCACGGTTACCGTAGTTACCTTGGTTACCCTGCAATCCTTGATTACCTTGGTTACCCTGATTACCCTGGTTACCCTGGTTACCTTGGTTACCCTGCAATCCTTG